GGAACAAAGGCAGATGGAAATGCTAATAATTCAGAAGAGCTAAAAAAAGTTCAAGAAGAATTACTTGAAGCATTAAAGAAAAACCAATTTCTTGAAGAACAACTTCGCTCACAAGGGTTTGTACACTTTTTTGATTTGCCAGAGCCAGAACCTGTGACAGAAGATGTTGGAACAAAGGCAGATGGAAATGCTAATAATTCAGAAGAGCTAAAAAAAGTTCAAGAAGAATTACTTGAAGCATTAAAGAAAAACCAATTTCTTGAAGAACAACTTGCCACAGCACAAGATGAGTATATTTCTCAAGTTAATGCCCTTAAAAAAGAAAACGATACCTATAAGTATTCAGCAATGGATGCTGGTGAGTTGAGAGCAATTCTTGATGAGAAGGGCATTAAATACGGCTCGCGTGATGGAAAAGAAGTTCTTGTAGGTTACGTGCTTGAAAGCCTTTACCCAAAAGAAGGTGAATAATCATGTCATGGACAAAGCGGCAAATCATTGAGCAAGCTTATGAAGAACTCGGTCTAGCTGCAATGTTCTATGACTTGCAACCTGAGCAGATCGAAAATGCTCGAAGAAAAATGGATACGATGGTGGCTGTTTGGTCTACCAAAAACATTCAAGTTGGTTATCCATTGCCGAGTGAAGCTAATAGCAGTGACGTGGATCAGGAAACTAATGTTCCAGATTATGCGGTTGAAGCACTCTATCTGAACTTGGCAATTAAAATTGCACCTTCACATGGAAAGACAGTATCTCCTGATACCAAAATATCAGCTAAGAATGCTTATAACACTCTCTTTGCAAAATCTGCCTCAAATCCACCAAAAATGAAATATAGCTGTGAGCTGCCAAGCGGTGCAGGCAATAAATCATGTGATCCATTCATACGACAACATCAAGATAATGATGTCTTAACACCTGATCAAAGTGCGGGGTTCTTTAATGAGTAGACGATTAAACACAACGGATAAAATTGAATCAGGTGATCAGTTTGTACTGTATAAGGCTAATTGTTCCGACTTCCGTGGAGTGCCTCAAGACATTCTTCTTAGTTGGATTAGAGAAAACCAACCAACTACACCAGAATCAGGATCAAGCCCAGTAGTTCAACATTATAATCCGAACACCGATTTTACATTAGATGTTGAGAACCATCCAGAAGGCACTTATCTCCTTTTGAATCCTTCAACTGGTATTACAAACGGTACAATTAAATTACCTGTTTCAGCAGAAGTTGCGGATAAGCAGATGGTGATTTTCACCTGTTCCCAACAAATCACAAACTTCACGATCGACGGGAATGGCGCAGCAGTTATTGGACAGCCTAATGCAATCTCAGCAACAGCATTCTTTAGCCTTCAATATGACAAATTATCTGGTACTTGGTATCGCAGGGGGTAGCTATGCAAATCCCTGTTTTGAATGGCATCTACACAGATCAAAACTCAGATTTTCGCACATCATATCCCCTTAACCTTATTCCAGTTCCTAAAGATAATGGCATTGCAAAAGGCTATTTAAGACCAGCCGAAGGTATTGAGCAATTTGTTGATTTACCGGGTATAGATCGCGGTGGTATCGAGTGGAACAACGAGTGCTATCGGGTATGTGGCAATAAACTTATCAAAGTGAATGCAGATGCCACAATTACTGAAATAGGTGATGTTCGTGGATCTGGATATTGTAATTTTGACTATTCTTTTGATTACTTGGCTATTAATTCAGGCACTTACTTATATCTTTATAATGGTACTGAATTAAAGCGAATTACTGACGAAGATTTGCGGGAAGTTTTAGATGTAATTTGGGTTGATGGTTACTTCATGACTACAGATGGTGAGTTCATTGTAATAACTGAATTGAATGACCCATTTTCTGTAAATCCTTTGAAATATGGCTCATCAGAAGTTGATCCAGATCCGATTGTTGCATTAATAAAACTTCGAAATGAAGTTTATGTACTTAACCGGTACTCAATTGAAGTATTTGACAACGTAGGCGGTGAGAACTTCCCATTTAGTCGAATCAATGGGGCAATGGCGACACGTGGTTCATTAGGAACCCATACATGCTGCAAGTTTGTTGATGCAATTGCCTTTCTTGGTAGTGCTAAAAATGAGCCTGTAGCTTTATGGTTGTCTTCTAACGGTTCATCTCAGAAGATTTCAACACGAGAGATTGAGCAAGTTATTCATCAATACGATGAAAAGACACTTTCAAAATGCTTGTTGGAAGCTCGCTCTGTCGATGGACATAACTGGCTATATCTGCATTTACCTAACAAGACACTTGTTTATGATGCATCTGCTTCTGAGGCAGTTGGTCAGCCTATTTGGTTCACCTTATCATCCGGCAAACAATACAACGCACAAAATCATGTGTGGTGCTATGGAAAATGGTTAGTAGGTCATCCTACTATGCCAAAGCTTGGTTTTTTGACCAATCAAAAAGGTGATCATTGGGGTTTAGAAATAGATTGGGAGTTCAGCACAACCATTCTCTACAATGAAACCCATGGAGCTATTTTTCATCAGCTTGAACTTGTGGCTTTAACTGGTCGGGTTGAAGTTGAAAAGAATCCAACGATTCAAACTCAATATTCACTAGATGGTGTTATTTGGTCAAATCCAAAAATCATTAAATCTGGTCGGGTGGGTGAGCTGAATAAACGCCTAGTCTGGTTCCAACAAGGTTATATGAATAACTGGCGCATACAAAAGTTCACTGGCACTTCAACTTCAAGAATCTCTATTACTCGCTTAGAGGCTCAAATAGAGCCATTGGTGGTGTAAATGGTACTAGTAGATCCAAAAACGCCTACACGTCCAGATTTGGAGCGTATGTGTGGTGGTAATCAGCGATTGGTCAAAGCGTTTGAGCAGTTATTTAGAATGCTGCCCACTATTGTTGATGGAAATTTAGAAGCTATTCAAGGCGCACAAGTTACAGCAGATTCAGCTTTAAGTAATGCTTTCTTGGCTATATCACTTTTGGAAGCCGTAGCAGATCTTGCTGAAATGATGGCAACTGAACCCAAGCATGAGTGTGTTAATAGCTTAGATGAAAATCATTATTTACCTCGACAAGAATTTATAGAACACGATGTTTTTAATCCTGTTTGCCAATCAATCGAGTGCGTAAATTTCAATTTAGAGGTTACTTAAAATGGCAATTAAGGCAAAAGAACTTATCTCAGCAAAATATGCAGAGAATTCACAAACGACACAGTTTATCGCTCAGGCTACAACTGCTATTGACAAGTTTACTGTTACTAACACGTCGGCAAGCGTTGTTAAGTTTAGTGCAAATCTTGTTCCTGTAAGTACAACTGCTAGCTCATCAAACTTAATCATTAAAGAAAAGCAAATAGCTGCTGGTGATACCTATACCTGTAATGAACTAGTCGGACACAACTTAGCTGTTGGCTCATCAATCAGCACATTGGTTGATACATCAAGTGCTTTGGTAATCCGTGCTTCTGGACGCGAAATAACATGAGGTGATTATGCACCTAGTTAAACTCGATGATCTGGAAGAGATAAATAAGATCATCCTCAATGAACATGTTCAAAAAGATATATGTGACGATCCGACAAGAGACGAAAAAGTATTAGATTTATCAGGTCATGAATGGATTGGAGTTGTTGAAGACAATATTACTCAAGGCCTTTTCTTACTCATCAAACATAATTCCATCGCAATTGAAATTCATACCTGTTTATTGCCAAGCCTTCGCGGTTCAAGGGCAGTAGAAGCAGGGAAGTTAATTTTAAAACTCATCTTTGAAAACCATCAAAAAGTCATTTCTTGGATTCCTGAAAATAATCGGAAGGCCAAGTTATTCGCACAAATGCTAGGTTTTCAGGTTGAAGGTATTAATAGAGCTTCATTTCTGAAAGATGGAAAACTGCTTGATCAATTTCTTGTTGGGCTAACTAAAGGAGAATACTCATGCCAGTAGGTGCAGCCATTGCAGGCGGAGCAGGCATTCTTGGTAGTGTATTAGGCAGCCGAGAACAATCTAAAGCTGCTGGAAAAGCAGCAGATGCACAAGTACAAGCAGCTCAACTTGGTGTAGATGAACAGCGAAGACAATTTGACGCTTTACAGCAACTTATGCAGCCATTTGTCAATGCTGGAACAGGTGCTTTATCAGGGCAACAAGATTTACTAGGCCTAAATGGTGCCCAAGCCCAACAAAATGCAATCAATGGAATTCGCAATAGCTCCGAGTTTCAAACGTATTTAGATCAGGGTGAGAATTCACTTCGCCAGAATGCTTCTGCTACAGGTGGTTTGCGAGGCGGAAATACTCAAGCAGCATTAGCACAATTTAGCCCAAATCTGCTTAACCAGATGCTTAATCAGCGTTATGCCAATCTAGGCGGCTTAACTGCTTTAGGTCAAAACGCTGCGGCTGGTGTTGGTAATGCTGGCATGCAAACGGCTGGAAATATTAGTAACTTACTACAGCAATCTGGTGCTGCACAGGCTGGTAATTATCTAGCTCAAGGTCGAAACAATGCAAATATGTATAGTGGGTTAGCTGGTGCAATTGGAAACATAGCTGGCATGTATCAAGGTAAGGGTGGGTTTTAATTATGGCTTTCGGACCTATTGATTACACAATGGATGTAGCAAATCCATTTCAAGCTGCTACACAAGGCTTTAATAGTGGTTTGCAAACAGTGAACAATATCAATGCTGTTCAGGCAAACCAACTTGAAGAAGAGCGTAAGAAACAAGCATTTTTGCAACAGCAAGTACGAAACGAAGATCTATATAAGTTTTCATTAATCCCAAATAAAACAGCAGATGATTATTCTAGTATTATCTCTCGCTACCCAGATCTTGCAGAACCTTATCAAAAGGCTTGGGGTATCTTGGATGCTGGGCAACAGCAGCAAACTTTAAGCACAGCGTCTCAGATATATGCAGCTTTGCATTCGAATCAGAAAGAAGTGGCGAAAGATATCGTTCGCGAACAAATTCAAGCATATGACAATTCAGGCAAGAAATCTGAATCTAACCAGATGAAAATGATCCTTGGACTAATAGATAAGTCACCTGAAGCAGCAGCTTCATCTGTAGGCATGCTTATGTCTTCTGTTGCTCCTGATCAGTTTAAGAACATTAATGATAGTCTTAATAGTAGTTCTGCATTACCTTCACAAATCGCTAAGACTAAGGCTGAAACAGGTAAAATAACTGCTGAAACACAAGGACAAGTTATTGAAAACCGCTATAAGCCGCAACAAATCCAAACAGGTATTAATCAAACCCAATCACAAACAGCGCTTAATTACGCCTCTATCCAAAATATGGCTGAACAACGTCAACTTGACCGTGACAAACTTGAAACTGAAACCTCGTTAAAGCTTCAAGAATTGAACCCTTCAAATGTAAAACTGTCAGATGGTTCGCAAAAGCTTGTTAATGATTATATGGTTGCTTCTGTTGCTTCAGAACAATCTGCAAATCAACAGTTAGACCTTGCTAATCGGATTCAGTCAGCTGGCGGGGGAGCTGGTAGATTTAGTTCTTGGAATGAAAAGCTTAAAGAGTTAACCGGTAATCAAGATTCATTAACTAACCTTCGAAACGAATACACTAGAATCCGAAACTCACAGGCTATCAAAAATCTTCCTCCTGGTCCTGCAACTGACAAGGACATTGAGATGGCTTTAAAGGGGTTTCCACCTGAGACAGCAGATTCAAAAACTATTGCTTCATTCTTGCGTGGTATGGCTAAGATGAATCAACGTGATGCAGCTTATCAGCAAATGCAAGCTGAATGGGTCAACCAAGTGGGAAATATGGGAAGCTCTAAACGTGATGTTGAAATTCTAGGTGTGAAAGTACCAGCAGGAACAACGTTTAGTGGGTATGCAACTAAAAATATTGGTAAAGCTTTAAAACACCAAGCTAGCCAAGCAGTTGATCGACAAATAGCAACTGGAACAAGAAGTTATATGTTGGCTGTAAAGTAATCATGTTTCTGTTATTCTCTCCCATTAATAGGGAGAGAATTATGAAATATATCTTTATTTTATCAATGAGTCTTTTGACTCTTAATGCTTATGCTGACTCATACTACATTATAGATAAGAATAACCAGCCTAATGATTATTCGATGGATGTTAAAGATCCTGTTAAATCAGCGTTTGAAGGTTATAGCAATGGTCTAAATATGGCTAGGTTAGATCAAAAAAATAAACAAGAAAAATTAGAATATCAGAACAAAATTTCTAAAATTAAAAGAGAAGAGGACTATAGAAAAGATTTAAGGAGGGCATATGAAAGCAGTAAATCTCTAAATGATGATAGCTTTCAAAGCCTAATTATTAACTATCCTGAATATGCAGATACTACTTTAAAAGTAAAAGAATCCCTAAATACTTTAAAAAAGGAATAATAAGATGAGAATGTTATCTTTAATTCCTATCCTCTTTTTGACAGCATGCACTAATTCGGATCCTAATTCAAAACCCGTCTATGGAAAAGAATATGGATTACCAGCTAATTGTAGAGCATACGTTCAAGTAGCTATAAATGATTGGCGAAACGGAAAATATGACACTAATACTACAATGAATGCAATTGAGAGGAATTGTGGGGAAAATGGGAGTCTATGGGACTATAAACCAAATTAAAGCACCCTAGGGTGCTTTTTTATGGCCTGTTGACAGCACAACACCTCAATACCTTTTAAACCCCATTGACAACTTTTAATATTTATTCAAGCGAAGCCGACCTAACAAGTCGGCTTTTTTCATGCCTGAAATATGGCAAATCAAGACAAATGCCATCGAATTTGCATTCAGGCATTTGTTTTAAAAAAAGGAGTGATTTAAATGAATGCGAAATTTAACCCTGTAAAATTGGTCGATGTAAAAGACTCTAAACCTTATACAACCACATTACAAATTGCCATTGGACTTGGATTGCAGCATGCTAGTGTCATTAAGTTAGTACGAACTTATCGTCCAGATTTTGCGGAATTTTCCCCTATTAGATTTGAAATCCGAAAGGGTGAAGCCTTGTCACATGGGGGATTTGCAAAAGCAACAGAGTATGCAATTCTAGATGAGCAGCAAGCAACATTCTTAATGACACTATTACGTAATAGCCCAAGAGTTATAGCTTTCAAGAAATCTCTAGTTAAAGCATTCTTTGAGGCGAGATCCTTACTACAAACAGATTACTTTTCCTTGGTAAAGAAACGTGAAGTGCTTAATGCAAAACTTGAACTTGAAAAAGATATTGCTAGCGCATGTGGACGTGGATTGTCTCAGTGGAAGAAACAGCGTGATGTTTTAGAAACAGCCATTGCTAATGTAGATCGTCAAATTCAGCCATGCCTATTCGAGCAATAAGCCAAAGCATGAAGATAAGAAAGCCTATGGGCTGGTAATTAAGTCCAGCCCTTTTTTATTGCCTGAGGAAAAGTTATGGCAAACAGTTATAAAGATCCGTATTGGTCAAGTTTATCTGCAAATACAGAAAAGCTTTTAAAACTCCCAGCTGGCTTACTTCAAAATATTGTTATGCATGGTGAAAAGTCTAATGCTGACCAAGTAAGTAGTGCTGGTGCTAAAACTGTTTATCAAATTACACCAACTACTCGCAATCTAGTTTTAAATAAGTATGGAGTAGATGCATATTCAAGTGATAAGAATGCAGCAATGGCAGCGGGTCTTTTATTGCAAGAATCACTTAAACGCAACAAGGGTAATGTAGAGGCTGCAGTTGGTGAATATCATGGCGGTACAGATAGAAAAAATTGGGGAAATGTAAATGCTGCATATCGAAAACGTGTAGTTACTGCACAAAATGGTGGACAGCAATTACCTCAACAACAAAATACTTATCAACGAGTTAGTGCCCAATTACAGAATCAACAAGCTCCAACTATTTCCAAAGTATATGAGGCATATCGAGCAGGAAATTTAGGTAAAAAAGAAAAAGCAGATTTTGAAAATGATGTTCGTGAAGGCAAGATCATGCTTCCTGAAGGCGCTCAACTGATTGGGAGACTTAAACAAAATCCAGTCTTATTACCTCAATCTGTTTCCGATGCTTATGTCTCTGGTCGCTTAAATGCTCAGCAACGTGCAGACCTTGAGGCTGACATGAAGGCAGGCTTAGTCAAACTTCCTGTAGCATCTCGTAATCAATCAAGTTTGCCAGACTTCGATCAAGCTGGATCCATAGTACAAGAACCAACTGAACAAGCAATTGTAGCACCTCCTGCACCAGAACCAACACTAGGGCAACGTGCATTAGGAGTTGGTGAAACCGCTTTATCTGCTGCTACTGGTGCAACAGGTGGGACGCTTGGGATGATTGGTGGAACCATTGGGCAGGCTGGTCGTGAAATTCTAGCAGGAAACTTTGGCACACCTGAAGCAGCTCAACGTATTTCACAAAATGCGGCAGAGGGTGCAGCAGACTTAACCTACGCGCCACGTACGCAAACTGGTCAGGAATATACTCAAGCTTTGGGCGAAATATCTGAACCTTTGGTTGCATTAACGCCTGCTTTAAGTGAACTGGCTTTAGCTGGTCAAGCTGCACGAGCTACTGCGCCAATTGCACAAGGTCAAGCTATTCGAGCAGGGCAGGCAATTGCACCAGTGGTGGAGCGTGCAGGACAAGCTGTACAGCGTCCAATCCAAGCAACTGCTAATGCAGTTCGTTCAGGCGCTCAGAAAGTTGGTGAAATGGTTGGCATGAGAAAGCCAGAGCCAGAAGGTCCAGCGCCTGCAAATGCTGGTGCAGCACAAGTTGATCAAGCAACGATTCGTCAAGCTCTTTCTCAAGATTTACCTTATCCAGTTCAACTCACTGAAGGACAAATGACACGTGATCCAGCACAGCTAAAATTTGAAGTAGAAACTGCTAAGAATCCAGAACTAGGTGCTCCACTTCGTCAACGTCAAGAAGAACAACATCAAGTTATGCAACACAACTTAGATGCGTTTATTGATATGACTGGTGCACAAGCGACCAATATGCGTGAAGTTGGTTTATCTGTAGATAAAGCCCTTCAAAAGCAGCTTGAGGCTACTAAAAACAAAGTTCGAGTAGCTTATGCAAAAGCTGATAAGTCAGAAGAGGCTCAATATCCGGTTGATTTAACCCAGCCTGTTAAAAGTGGTGAGGACTCTATATCTGTTTTAGATTATTTAAATTCTCAACCAGATCTTAAATCCACACCAATCATAAGTGATGCAAAATCTATAGCTGTAAAACTAGGTATTGCTAAACGCGATGCAAACGGAAATTTGATTCCTGATAGCCCTACAGTAAAACAGATGGAGAAATGGCGTTCTGAGCTCAATCAAAATACAAATGCTGATGCGCCGAATATTCGCCAAACTGCAATATTAAAAGACATGATTGACCAGCATATCGAACCTGTAGCAGGGCAGCTATATAAAGCCGCACGTCTTGAACGTAAAAAGATGGCTGACCATTGGGAGAATCGGACAATTATTAAGGATCTAACCCTTAATAAAACAGGTACTGATGATCGTCGTGTAGCACTTGAAGATGTTCAAAAACGAATCATTCATGATGGCTCACTTGACGATCTTCGTTTTGCTAAGCGGACACTTCTAACTTCTGGCGAGGAAGGCAAGCAAGCATGGCGCGATATTCAAGGGCAAACGCTTCAAGAAATTAAAAATGCTGCTACAGCTGGAGTTGCGCCAGATGGACAAGGTAACCAGATGGTAAGTGCAGCGGCCTTGAACAAAGCTATTAAACGTTTAGATGATGCCGGGAAACTTGATTATATCTTTGGTCAACAGGGTGCAGAAAAGCTTCGCGCAATCAATGAAATCTCAAAAACCCTATTTACCACTCCAACTTCTGCTGCAATTAACCATAGCAATACAGCTGCAACACTGGCTGCTGCAATGGATATTGCCATGTCTGGCCTTTCTGGATTCCCTGCGCCAGTGGCTACTGCATTACGACTTGCCACTAAACACATTAAAGACAACAAGGCTAGAGCACGCGTAACTCAAGCTCTTAATCCACGGAGTACGAAGAATGAGCAATAGAGTCTCTACGCCATTCCCCATATACAGTGATACAGACGGAACCCCGCTAGATGCGGGGTTTATTTTTATCGGGCAAAAAGGAAAGAACCCGATTGCATCGCCAATAGCCATCTTTTATGACGCAGCTATGACTATGCCTGCCGAGAATCCACTCAGAACCAGAAACGGTTATGTAGTGAGAAATGGAGCGCCAAGAGAAGTATTTACAGCTGATCCAATCGTTTCGATTCTTGTCCAAAACAAGCGTAATGAGCCTGTTTGGAACGCTGCTTTTATTAACCTTAATCCGGGTATTACTCCTGACGCGGTAGTTGATCCAGCTACTGGTGATTCCCAAGCGGATATTAACGCAACGATTCTCAAGAAAGGTGAGAACCTAGATGACTTGCCAAATAAGGATGAAGCCAGAACTAACTTGAGTGTCTATTCAAAAAAAGAAGTGGACGAGAAGTTCACTGACAAAGTTAAAGACGCTACAGAAGAAGACAAGGGTGTTATCAGAATTGCTACATCTGACGAGGCTAAAGCTGGCGAATTAGACAATGTAGCAATTACTCCAAAAAAGATGCCTGAAGCAGTTGCAAAAGCATTAGGTGCAACCGGTGATGCTCCTGTCTTTGGTGCTCGTGCCTTTGGGGTATTCAACGGGGATGGCACAAAGGTTGATGGTGGGAACTTCGAGAGCGTAACTCGGGTAAGTGTCGGCTTATATGAGGTAACACTCACTAAAGCTTTACCAGATAACAAATATGGCGTTGTAGCAAGCTGTGCAGTCTCAAATGGTGGGGATGCAAGATCAGCTAATGAAGATGCCGAATTCACAGATAAATCAACAACTAAATTCCGAATTGTTTGCAACTACGGTGGGGATAACACACAAGGCCGCTTTGACCCCGTGCGCGTGAACTTCCACATATTCTAGAAGGTATGTAAATGAGCAATAAAGTTACAACCCCGTACCCACTTTTTAGTGATATCGATGGAAACCCGCTTAATGCGGGTTTTTTATTTATTGGAGAGAGTGGAAAAGATGCAGAGAACTCTCCCATAGTCGCATACTGGGATGAGGCTAAAACAGAAGTAGTTACTCAGCCAGTTCCTACCAGAAACGGCTTTATTGTGCGCGATAATGTCCAGGCAAAGATTTATATTGAAGAAGAATCTTGTTCAATCACAATTAAAAATCAGTTTGGCACTCTTATCCAAAAAGTTGAATCTTTTGACCAGATTTCCACTACAAAAAAGGTTAAAGCTTTAATTACTGAAGAGCAGACACGAGCACAGAATGCTGAAAATAATCTTGCTTTATCCATTGGCAATGTTCAGACTTCTTTGAATCTACAGATTAGTGCTGAAGCAAATCGAGCGACCCAAGCTGAGCAAGCACTTGATAGCAAAATAAATGCAAATGGTGTTGGTAACCGAGCATATAAAACATATGCAGCAATGGATGCTGATAAAGCTAACATTCCAGCCAAATCAAAAGTTACTGTAACTAATGATAGTACTGCCTCAAATAATGGCGATTGGAACTGGGATGGAACAACATTTACAAAATCTGCTTACGATCCAGTTTCTCAGGCAGCAGCCGATGCAACCACCAAAGCCAATACAGCTCAAGCAAACGCAAATACATACACAGATAACGTTTATAAAAATTCAGTAGCAGACAATATATTATTGCCAGCTCGTATGAAGTTTACTGATACCGCATTAGCAGGGCGTATCAATAAAGCAATTCGTAGTTTGTCACTCCGTGGAGACTTCACAGGAAAGTTAATTACGTTAGCGGCAATGTCATATGCTGCTGGTGTATTCACTATTCAATTAGCAAGACCTGACTCTGAAACCGAAGCTATGACAGCGACAGGGAATACGAAGTTTGTAGCTAGATTTAATGGAACACTAACTTTTTCTGGTGTTCAAAAGCTCACCTTAACAACAATGGGTAATGCCATTTCAGGTGAAATTGTTATCGACTTTGGCGCGCTGCTTCAAACAGATGCATTAACAGCTAACTACACAGCAAATGAACGTTTATTTGATAATCGCGCAATCATTGACTTGAATGCTGAATATTCAAAAATTTCAGGAATAGATACTGCGATTGTATCTGCTAATGATCGTATTACTCGCAACAAAGGCATTGTATTTACTGACGACTCCAACGCTGGAATAGCCTTAAATACTCGTATCAATAAGGCCGTTAAAAGCATATCTTTGCGTGGTGATATAAATAGTAAGTTGATTACGCTGTCAAACATGTCATATGTTGGCGGCACGTTTACTTTAGGTCTTGCAAGACCTGATTCATTAAGTGAAGTAATGGCTGGCGCAACTAACACGAAATTTGTTGCACGCTTTAATGGTCCAATAACATTCTCAGGTTTACAAACACTTCAATTAACAAGTTATGGCATCACTTCAGCAGAAATCTCGGGTGAGATAGTAATTGACTTTAATGAGTTGCAAACCACCGATCTACTAACTGCTGACTACGTTGCATCATCTCGCATTTTTGATAGCAGAAAAATCATTGACTTGAATGCGTCATACACAAAGATCAAGTCGATTGATACTGCAATTAGCGATGCTAATACAGCTATTAGTGCCAATAAAACAGGTTTAAATAGCTTAAACCTTGTGTATGGTACCGACTTCAAGAACGCAAAAATCAATGATGCTATTGAAGAACTTGTGTTCTTTAAGCCTTTACCAAAAGATAAGTACATCATTTTAAAATCGTTGTACTACTACACTGCACCTGTGTTTGCCTGCGACTTATATGTTGCGGACACCCCAACAGATCAAGGCATATTATGGGCGCGTGGCGAAGGTACAATAGATGCAGCTAACAAAGTGGTAATTTGGTTTGATCAAGGTTACATGACTGTAAACTTGAATTACTACTACACTAACAACGGTGCTAATGGTGCTGCTGTCATTCAAGATAATGCAACTTTTTCAACTCGTGGCTTGAATCAAGCATTAGTTGAGCAAGCAGTTCTTGATCCTAAAGTCTTTTCGCGTTATGACAATCAGTATGTAATTCCACCTACATTCCATTTACCGACAGACATTTGGCAGCGCAGCCTGAAAATGTACTTGAATGGCCCAATTGCTGACACTGATTACTATTTGCCTGTTGTTTTATTTTGGACACAAGTAAGCGGTAAATATCGAATTACTTATCAAATCAAAAAAATGACATCTCCAACACAAGCAGTTAGTGCCGGGCTAATTGTATATAGTGGAAATGCTGAATTTGATAATTTAACTGACATCAAAGGCACAATAACGCTGAAGCCAGCGCCAATCAACGGTCAAAAGTTGGAAGCTATTATAGAAATTAATCTAGACAATCTTAAGTTTAGATTGAATGACTACAATTCAGCATATACGCCTTACTTCAATAACAGCACTGATTTCACATATGAAAAATATGGATTCGATGTTGCTAAGTTAAGAAAAACCTCACGTGATAAGTTCTGCACAACAAGTGGTGTTATTAAGTATCCATCTCTTAAGTACGCTTTAGATGTAAAAGAACGCAATCTATTTTCTGTAGGCGGCAATACGTTTAAATCAGCTATTGAAGTTCCGCTAACAAAAGATGATTTCTTGTGTGTAAATAATCCACCAAAGTTTTTAGCAAAGAAACCACGCAAGCGTGAATATGACTTCTACTACAAGTTAGCTGGAGTAACATCAAAAATCAGACTTGATATTATCGACTCTGAAGACACGTTTTACTTTGCAAATAAAGATGTAATTGTTAAAGCGCCACATCCATTGAAGCAGACTCTTACACCAGTTACTTCATCATCTGATGCTAATTTTGTTATTTATGACGTTAGTAAGAATGCTTATTTCTCAATAAGTAATTTTACGGAGCTATTCACAAAAACGGCACTAGGTGTAGTTGATATTAACTTTGTTCGATTAACTTACGATGATGAGTTATTCATTATCGCTGCTAACCCTAACCGGACAATGTTAATTACTGAGAATTCTCAAACGTCATTAAGAACATTCACTATCAATGGTTCAACTGGCAATAAATACTCATTTGGTGATGGTGTCACACTGGTCAAAGACTGGTGTATGGCCCATTACAAGAATGTGATGTTTGTTTGTGACTATGATACGGGTGTGAACGGCATACGTGGCACAACAGGTGGGCAGAAGTGTTATGTATCAACCGACAACGGCTATACATTCACTAAATGCTTAGATTTCTCTGGTACTGACTGGTCAAACGTTATCAATGCTTCTGCAATCACAAGTTATAACCGTGATTCCGCTCATATTCATGCTGTTAGCTATGATGCAAAACAAAATGTTGTGTGGGTAGTTACTGGTGATGGCGCTACATATTTAGATAATGCATCATTCTTTTACTCTCGAGATCTAGGCCAGACTTGGACTCAGATGCGTTCAACTGCTGTAGATACAAATGCTAAAACACAGATGATTCAAGCCTTACCATTTGAAAACTGTGTTGCGTTTGGTAGTGATGATTCAAGCATTAATGGTATGACGGTCATCACGTACGATGGCAATAATATGATTAATGAGATTGCCAGAAATGTTATTACTACACAGCAATTGCTTGCTTTTGCTCGCAGCACATGGAGCAGTAACAATAGTCGAATTAAGTACATTTCATTCGGCAAAGATGTACAACAGATTGGAGTTGCTGGTGCTAAGTCTTTTGTTGTTGCTTCATCGAATGGATATAACTGGCAAACAGTTTGGGAGGATGCGAATGACAAGATCCACAGCAATGTGTTCTGTTATGACGACAGCGCAGGAAAAATATTTATCTCTCTAGATGGCACAGCTGAACAAGTTTGGCGTGTCGTAACACTTGATACTAAGTACATTTAATACAGCCCTCTTCGGAGGGTTTTTTATTGCCAATAATTTTAGAGGTTCATATGCAAGAAAATGCAATTCCATGGGTTTTAAAAATCTTTCCAGCAGTGATAGGGGCAATTCTTGCACTTGTTTTAAGTGGGGATATTGATAAAGAGGGGAAAATTAAGGTTTCAGTCGGGGTAGCTACAAAGTTTGCTTGTAGCGTAACAGTAAGCTTGTATGGTGGTTCAGCATTTATTGAGCACTTTGAATTGCTTGAGCACTCAACAATGTTCCAAGGTTTCATTATGTTGATATTTGCAGTATTTGGCCTTCTAGTTATTGGTATTGCATATCAGTCGATTGCCTTACTTAAAGGTAAAAGCATGTCGGAAGTAATTGCAGAAGTTAAAGCCGCATTTGTTTCTATTATTGGTGGAAAGGGTGGCAACTAATGAATATTGAACACTATCTAGATGATCTTATCAGTCGTGAAGGTGGTTATGTAAATAATCCAGCTGATCGTGGTAGTGCTACTAAGTACGGTATTACTGAAGCTGTTGCAAGAGCAAATGGCTACAAAGGTAGCATTAAAGATTTACCTCTTGAAACAGCAAAAGCTATTTATAAAAAACAGTATTGGATAGCTCCGCGTTTTGATCAAGTCAACTCCATTAGTTCAGCAGTAGCCGAAGAATTATTAGACACTGGTGTGAACTGTGGAACTGGATTTGCAAAGCCACTTTTACAGCGAGCATTGAACTTATTGAACAATCAAGGTGAAGCAGGTTGGCCTGATTTAGCAGTTGATGGGGTATATGGTCCAGCCACCTTAAATGCACTTAAAACCTATTTGGCAAAGCGTGGTAAAGAAGGCGAGAAAGTATTGGTTCGTGTGCTTAATATCATGCAAGGCCAGCGATACATTGAAATTTGTGAGCGTAATCCCACGCAAGAGCAATTCTTTTACGGTTGGATCAATAACCGGATCGCTTAAGTTTATGTGCAAACGTACTAAAGTTGCATCAATCATCACACTGCTGTGCCTCCTTTTCTCAGGTTGCACAGCTCACACAATTAATAGTAATGTGAATGTCTCGATTTGTGTAAGGGCTTTGTGATGTCGCAAGTCATGATCATGGTTTATGAATCAGGGAAGGTTGAGCATACATGCAACCTTCTTGCAGATCTCGATAAGAATAATGAAGTTATAAAGATTTATGACTACAGCAATAATGAATTAAAAATTAACTTTCAGAGAAATGAAGTTTATTTTAATAAAATCTGGTGGCAGTTTAGTAAAAAACAGAACTAATCTTTCCAACTATCAACAATATCTGCCCAGTCTTGCAACATTTTGCGTCTAGCATCTAAGTGTTGCGAATGGTCGTATGATGCTTTTGTTCTATTTTGTTCTGCATGAGCAAGTTGTTTTTCAACCCAAGTGCTTTCATAGCCTTTTTCATATAGTAATGTCGATGCTGTAGCTCTAAAGTCATGAGTAGTGACACCTTTCAAGCCAATATATTCAAGCATACTGTTTAGAGTTTCTTTAGCCAACATACCGTTATTTTTCTTACTGAAAATAGCAGGAAAAACAAGCTCATCATCGCCAGAAATTGTATATTGGCGTTTAAGTACTTCATATACTTGATCAGAGATAGGGAGAACATGAATTCTATATTTTTTCATTGAATCTTCTGGGAATCGAACTAGCCTTGTTTCAAAATCAACCCATTTCCACTGCATTTTTCTAATTTCAATTGCACGGAGCATTGTATATAAGAGAATGAAACCTGCATTTTTGACAGTTTCTGTTCCATTGTATTTAGGCAATTGAGTTCTTGCCTTCTTTCTTTCTTCTTTAGTTAAAGCTCTTGCATGTTTAACACGTGGACGCTTGATAACATCACGTACAGCATAAGTAGGGTCATTCTCAAGTCTTAAAGTGGCAATAGCATAACGAGTTACTGCACCGATAAATCTTCTGTTTTGTAAGGCAGCAGATTCACCTGTCATTTTCCCATTAGTTTCTTTAGTCACACGATAAATCGTATTATTTAAAATCTTCAATACATCTGCTGCTGTCACATCCTTAATATTTTTTTTACCAACAAGAGGATAGATGTCTTTCTCCAATGCTGTATCGAACTTCTCTTGATAAATTTCAGACTTTGATGTCATTCTTTTTTCTTTAAATTCTTCAGCAATAGCTTTGAATGTATTTTTTCCTTCTTCTAATGCCTTGGCTTTATTATTTTGTCTGTCTTCTACCGGGTGAATGCCTTTAGCTAATTTTGCTCGCATTTCATCTTTTAAGATTCGAGCATCTGCCAAAGTAATAGCTGGGTATTCGCCAAGACTCATAGAAGATTCTTTACCATTAAAAACAAACTTAAACCGCCAAACCTTAGTACCTGAAGGCCGAACCTCTATGTAAAGCCTATCTGCATCTAATATTCTGTAGACTTTTTCTTTAGGTTTCAGTGCTTTAATTTTTAGATCGGAAAGTTTGACAAAGGCCATGAGGTAATAATAATTGGTTCGTTACCCGCATTATTACCCGGTTTTTTCGAGGATGTAAACAAACTAAAAGGAACTAATAAGAACAACAACTTTTATAATTCAAAAACTTAGTTTAAAAAAAAGAACTGTAAAGAATTAAAATAAACCATAGCACTTATTATTCTTAACTACTGTTGCTTTCGCCATAATTCAAACTTCCACAATTGCCTCTATTGTGCCGTAAACTGATGCCAAGGTGAAGTTTTTTCCTACATATCAATATTTCGCCTCATGTATAACTTTTGCTAAAATAGGCGCACAATACAATTAGAGTACTAGCGGATGTCTAAAACGCGTGTAATTTATCCTGGAACAT